TACTGTTATATCAACGAACGCATTACTTTATTTTGTGTGGGAGCGAGAGGCTATGCGCATCGCTAAAGAAAATAGATTTAACGGTGCATTGACTCTTGATCCTATTTTAAGTAAATATAAGTTCACTAATATTAGAAGGAAGGATGATCGAGTTAGTGAATGGATCATTAAGAACATAATAGATCTTTATCCTACTGAAAATTACAGGCAGGATTTATGGTTCGTTTTATTGATATGTCGTTTGATTAATTGGCCACCGACTCTACAGCACTTAATCAATGAAGGTATATTACTCGAAGCTGCAGGAGATTTCAACACTGCTAAATTTTCTAAGTCTATTGAAGAATTTAGAGAAAGCTTAAATGGGAAGAAAGTTTACTCCGGAGCTTACATGGTCTACCCTACTAAAAAGGATGTGGGATCAGTCAAGTCTCTATCTTTAGCGAGGTATATTATTGAACCTACACTTGACATAGGAGATAATATTGATCTCTCTTTCTTTGAGCATAATTCAATAGCTGCTTTTGTAAAAGTTCTCTCTGGTTGTTTTGGTATAAGCACGTTTATAGCTGGGCAGGTTGCAGCTGATTTAACTTATGGCGATGCTGTATTGGCCAAGGCTAGTGACCTTTACAGCTACGCACCTATCGGTCCTGGTAGTAGTAAAGGTTTGAATTACTTGCTAGGTAGAGGTCCTTATGCTTCTTGGACACAGGATCATTTTAATAGCGAGCTTATGAGTATTAACGAAAACATTAAGTCTAATTTAGAGATCACTGACCTTACCTTACATGACGTTCAAAATGTCATGTGTGAGTACAGTAAATATACCAGAACTGTTTTAGGTGAGGGAAAACCTAAGACTATGTATAGACCAGAGATGGAGTTTTGAGATGGAATTAATAGTTGACAATGTGAATGAGGCATTTTCAGAAATTTTCTGGAAGTTTAAAGTCCTTAACTTGAAACCTCAGCAGACTCGTAATGGTCCTGCACTGGTTTATCCTGAGATAGTAACTACGACTTATCGTCATCCCGAAGAGAGAGTTCTGTTTGATCCTCAAAGAGATGCTAATCCTATTTTCCACCTGATGGAAGCTATTTGGATGATAGCAGGTCGTAAAGATGTAAGGTTTGTCAAACAATTCAATAAAAACATGGCAAACTTTTCTGATAATAAAATAGATTTCAACGCTGCATATGGCTGGCGATGGAGGCAGCATTTCGGTCATGATCAATTACTTGACGTGATTGACTTATTAAGAAAAGATCCTGATACTCGCCAAGCTGTTGTGCAGATGTGGGATTCACATGACTTATATAAAAAGACTTTGGATAAGGCTTGCAATACTCAGATAGTATTTCAGGTCATTGACAACAAGCTGACGATGACAGTATTCAACAGGTCAAATGATCTTTGGTGGGGAGCTTACGGGGCTAACGCAGTTCACTTCAGTTTCCTGCAAGAGTTTGTTGCGAGGTCATTAGCTTTAGAAGTAGGTCGGTATAATCAAATCTCGGTTAACTTTCATTTATATACTGAGCTTTATAACATAGGAGATTTTTTACAGTCTCCTCCGAGTAAAGACCATGACGCATATAATGCAGGCTCAGTAAGTGCGTACCCGATAATGGACAATATGAATATGACAGCTTTCTTAGAAGACTGTGAAAAGTTTTGTAATCTTCAAGGTGTCACGAGTGATTATAAACATTCATTTTTTAAACAAGTGGCAGTACCTATGGCTCAAATTTATAAAGAGCGTAGAGAAAAAATAAGCGATGGCATGCATATAGTTGACGATATAGCTGCTACCGACTGGAGATTAGCCACTCGTAATTGGTTAGAGAGGCGAGTAAAATAACACTTGCCTTTTGTAGTAAAATAAACGATAGTATATTCCATAACTTATAAAGGAGAACTAAATGGAAAAGACACTTCAATTTATTATTGACGGATCTGCAGTTAAAAGATTTCATACCGTCACTACCATCACTCAAGACACTGTTGGTCATCACTCACATAATGTTGCGATGCTGTGCCTATTAATGGATATCACCGCCAGTAAAGCATTAATGATGGCAGCTTTATTCCATGATCTCAGCGAACATATAACCGGAGACATACCCAGTCCTGCTAAAAGAGAGTATGGGATACTTTCTCAAGTAAGTGACTTAGAGGAGAGTCTTATGCGTGAAGCAGGTGTGGTGTTCCCCAGTCTAAACGAAAAAGATAAAAGAACACTCAAGTTAGCTGACATTGCTTCCGGAGCTATTTTCTGTGCTACTGAGGTTAACCTAGGGAATATCAAACTTAAAAAGATCTTTGACACTTACATGTCTTATGCTCGGCAAATGGTTCTTAAAGGTCGCGAGAGATTGTTATTTGATGTTATTGAGGAGATGATTAATGACAAGTAAAGTAAATAAAACTCAGATCGGTGGTGATCATTATAAGTCTAAATCTGGTGGTGAGGAGCACTGGGACAGGGTGTCTAGGCTCGGTCTTAACTATTTCCAGGCATGCGCTACTAAGTATATTGAGCGGTGTTACCTCAAAGCTAAGCAGCCATTCTACACTATTCAAGATCTCAATAAGGCTAAGCATTTTATTGATAAGTTGATTGAGATTGAGGAGGCTAAGCATCAAGATGAAGAGGCATCTGGTGCTTACGTCAATCAAGACCCAGACTCTTATAAAGGTGATCTACGTTTCAAGCAGTTTGATAACGATTATAAGGATCCTTACGACAAATGAGTACGTGGGTATTTGACACCGAGACGTTACCGAACCGTACCCTGCTCAGTGCTAAGTGCATTGAGACAGGGGAGTGGTTTGACATATGGCGTCATGAACAGGATGCGGTAGAAAAACTGCGTTACTTTATAGCAAAAGATAATAAGACTTTTCTTGGGTTTAATTCTATTTATTTTGATGATGTGATCGTTTCAGCATTTTGTGCGGGCAGGTCAGAGTTGGAAATAAAAAGAATAGCAGATGATTTGATTGTTAATAGGACGCCATACTGGGAGGCATATAAGAAATTTCATTTACGTAAGCATTTAAAAGACCATATAGATCTGATTGAGGTTGCTCCATCTTTCGTGGGACTCAAAGCATATGGTTCAAGAATGCACATGCCTACTTTGCAAGACATGCCTCTGGCTCACAGCACTATGGTAAAACCTCATGAAGAGCAGCAGATACTTGATTATTGTCACAATGATGTTGACACTACTGAAAGATTATTAAACATGTTAGAGTCTGAGATAATGCTGAGAGTTGAGATGAGTCGTAGGTATGGCGTTGACTTGCGGAGTAAATCAGACTCTCAAATGGCAGAACAGGCTTACATTAAAAGCATGGGTTTGAAAAAGAGAGAAAATACTGTACCCAAAACCATCAAGTATATGCCTCCTGCTTTCCTCAGTTTTGAGAGTGATGCGCTCAAAGAGCTGTTGGAAAAAATAACCTCACATGTGTTCTTTATGAATCAAAAGACTGGTCATGTCATATTGCCAGAGTTCCTGGGTAAAGAGATCGTATCTCATGGAGTGGGTAGATATCAACTCGGAGTAGGCGGTATACACTCAGTGCATGACAAAAAAGTATGTTACATAGCTGATGGTAAAATAATGGGTGAGATAGATGCAGCTTCTTTTTATCCCTCAATCATTATCAAATGTGGTTTTACTCCGCAGTCTTTGGGTGCAGATTTTACAGCAGAATATCAAAAGATTTATACTGAGAGATTAGCAGCGAAAGCTAGCGGTGATAAGACTACCAGTGAGACTCTTAAAATTAGTTTGAACGGTACATTCGGTAAATTAGCGAGTCGCTACAGCGTACTGTATTCTCCAGACTTGATGCTGGCTGTTACTCTAACTGGTCAGCTGACACTGTTGATGTTAATAGAGAGGTTAGAAAAGTTAGGAGTTGAAACTCTAAGCGCAAACACTGATGGCATAGCTGTGAGATACGATCAGCATAGAGCCGTCGAAGTAGATCAAGTCATAGCAGAATTTAGTGAGCTTTCTAAATTTGAATTTGAGTTCACACCATACCGAGCATTAGCGATGAAAGACGTTAATAATTACATAGCAGTTAAGCCTGACAGGAGCCTCAAAGTAAAAGGTATTTATGCTCCTCTTAGCCTACGTAAGAACCCCACTGCTCAGGTATGCTCAGACGCTGTAGGAGCGTGGTTAGCCCATGGAGTACCCTTGGGTGAGACTATTTACGCAGCTCCTTTTAAGGACTTTATAAGCGCGAGAAACGTGACTGGTGGGGGTAAACAGGAAGGTAAATATCTAGGTAAAGTTGTCAGGTGGTACCAAAGTACGAAATCAGTAGAGCCTATTCGGTATTATAAAAACGATAATAAGGTGCCAAAGAGCGATGGGGCAAGAGCATGTATGACCGTAGAAAATTTTGAAACGCACCCTAGTGACTTAGATTACGACTGGTATTATAAGGAAGCTATAAAAATAGCAGTGGCGGTAGGTGCGTCCACATATTTAACTAACTATGAGTTGGCGTTGATAGCTCCTGCTCCAAAAAAGAGGAAGAAAAATGCAGCATAACATGAAAACAGTTTACGTAGTTCAAGCAGATAGTAAGAAAGATTTATCAGATGCAAAAAGATATGGTCATTTATTGGCTGTGTTTGGAAATCCTCGCAAGCCTTATGATACTGCTGAAATGATAAGTAAAGCA